GAAAAGCAAACATAACCATACACACTCAAAATATTGACTATTCTCTCCGCATCAACAGCACAGCTGAGAACCGGGGACATGGCCACTATTAGGGGTGCCATCGATCGTATCACAGACACCACCGTACGCACGACACTACAGGAGGAGGCTTGCAGACAAATCCGTACCGAACTTAAGAACGTAGAACATGTTAACAGGTACGCCATCCCGCCAGATGCCGCAGACGCCCTAGAACATCTTGGCATTGGCACCAACCCCTTCTCGGTCAAATTGCATACACACGGTGCCTGTAAAGCGATCGAAAACCAGCTACTCTACGTAGTTGGTACTTTGCTACCAAAAGAAAGAGTCACCATGCTCTTCCTTAAGAAAGCTAAGCTCAACTTCATGAAGAGATGCCCGAAGTTCCAAGACATCTTCCTAAATCAGCACATAGAACCTAGGGACGTCTCAAGATACTGCGATTTCAACGTGCAATCCACATCCACTAGCATTCCTACCCATACGGCATACATCAGCGATACACTACATTTCATGGATAGGAAGGACTTAGTAAGGCTCTTCATCAACAGTCCTAACTTAGACACCCTCTATGCCACCATCGTACTACCCGTGGAGGCCGCATACCGCCAACCGAGTCGGTATCCCGACCTATATCAAATCAACTATGACTTCGACGGTTTCCAGTACATCCCTGGTGGCCATGGGGGTGGTGCCTACCACCACGAATTCAGCCACCTCGAGTGGTTGGACGTAGGCCACATACACTGGCGTGGACCAGACAATAAGGACATTCAACTCACAATAACCGCGCAGATGATTGAAAGCCTTGGGGCAAATCACCTGTTTTGCTTCCGGAGAGGCAACTTACGCACACCCAGAGTTAGGACCTTCGGCCGAGACACACAAGTTCTGCTCCCTAAAATATTCCGCCCGGTCGACAAAAACTTCAATAGAGCCATACCACTCACTCTGGCTAATAAAATGCTACTTTACGCCAAATCAATCAACACGGTCACATTCCGTGATGTTGTAGCAAAAACCCGCCAGCTCATGAAAGATAAGGAGCTGGAGACATACACCGGCGCCGACCTACTTCATATGGCTAACTACTTCTTCGTCGTCGGCGCCCTATCTGGAGTCAACTCTTACGACCAAATGCTGGGGCTCTCAGCATGGGAAGCATGCACCATGGCCCTCAAAAACACGGTTACCAACCTCTGGGAGCGCATCACTGGAAAAAGAGAGTTCGGAAAGCTTCTCGAGGCACTCGAGTGGGAGACCCTCACCTACTCTCGCCAAGTAACCCAGAAATACGTAGGTGGCACGCCCGCACGACTTCCACTGCCCGACATCACTGATCAAGAAGAGATTTTCGCTCAACAGGAGGCCCTAGACGCACTCACGTCAGGCGCGACTAAGATCACCACACACCACTTGATGAGTGCGGCAGCCCGACGCAGCACCGAGGGCCCCACAATGCCCACCCCAGCCGCCCAAGTTCCCCCTACTCAAAATCCAAAACACACCATCGATGAGGTGGCATCACGCGCTCTCGTAACAAAACTACAAAAGAACAAGCGCGTCTACATACAAGATGACGGTCCAGAGTATATCATGGGCCACATGGCTGAAGTACCTGCCTGGTACCTAGAACAAGATGAAACCACTACGAGACTACGCAACCGTTGCGCCTGGTTCTTCGGACCACCCACCCACCGGTATGGACATAATGACATTGAGTACCACACAACAGAATACTACCCGTGGGTGGAACGCATCGGCAACATATTTGGAAAGTTCAACACATGCCTCGCGCAAACTCATGACCAGGGCGCCCGGATAGGCTACCACGCTGACGACGAAGATTGCTATGACAAAGACGTAACCGTGGCCACAGTGAACCTTACAGGTAATGCCACCTTTTCTCTCAAGACAGCTACAGGCACCCGTACATGGAAATTGAAGCCGGGCGATTTTATCGTTCTCAAACCTGGCGCTCAAGGGTGCACCAAACATGCCATCAGTGACTGCACAACCAACCGCACTTCCTTAACATTCAGATGGCAAGCTCGACCATGTCCGAGCCAGCTACGCCGAGTGGTCAACCTTGGAAATGTCAACAACCCCAAGAGGAAATCTAAAGCGCAACAATGGACCCCAAAAACCAGCAACTCAGATAGCCCAAGACTGACTCAGACCCCAAATAGCCCAACACCCAAGGATGTGCCGGTCGTAAGCCCAAAACTCGCTGACGCTACCGCACCGACGATTAGGGCCGTGCCCGAAAACGGTGCCCACACCAACATGGCGTGTGTAGAGCTTACGGACCTGCCCGAAACCACCACTACCCATCGCCCGGGCAAAGAGCCAATTAATGACCTCACAGACTCAGAACCCGAGACTGAGTCCGAACAAACTGAAAACCTTGTGCTCAACCGCTTCATACAGGACTTGCCCACCACCTCCACTCACGCGTGGGCCTCTGAAACCGACTCCATCTGCAGCTTCCAGGCCGAGGCTCTTGGTCCATCTTCTGTCGAAGCCCTACCATGGCATGAACATCTCGAGTTAATAAACTCTCTAGGCTTCACTGGTCTTGAACGCCAATACGGCCCAGACAACAATCTCATCTGGCCCATTACCCACTACCGCACACTCCCAAAATCCAGAACCATTGAGGCACCCACTGACCTGGTTGAACTCCTCGACACCATTGACCGACATCCCACCGACGTCCCTTACTCCAAGACGCGAGCGTCAGCTTTCGGCTCTGACGTTAAGAACCTTCGTATCGGAGCGTTGGTCAAGAACCAGGATAAACAATGGAGGGCGTCTCTCGCACTCCTCTGTGAGGAAAACGAACACGTCCTGCCCACCACTGTCATACACGGCGCAGGTGGTTCTGGAAAATCCCACCTCCTCCAACAATGGGTCTCCTCCACTGAACGCGGCAACGTCGTCGTCATTCTTCCGACGATTGAACTACTTCGAGATTGGCTCAACAAGTGCCCCACTACACCGAAAGACAGCTTTAAGACCTTCGAAAAAGCTCTTGTGCAAAACAGTGCCCCCGTAGTCATAATGGACGACTACTCCAAATTGCCGCCTGGCTATATCGAAGCTTACGTAGCACTCAAGGGCCAATGCAAGCTGCTCGTCCTCACCGGAGACCCACGCCAAAGCCACTATCATGAAGAAAACCCAGAAGCTCTCATTTCGACCCTAGACCCTGCAACCGATTACTTCTCCAAATACTGCACCTACAATATCAACGCCACACACCGAAACGCCACCACCTTCGCAAACGCCCTCGGCGTTTACTCTGAGAGAAAGTTGCCAGTGTCGGTAACTTGTTCGTCTTATCAGAAGAGCGGGTGGCCCACACTCGTCCCATCAATCCTCAAGAAAACCGCACTCAATGATATGGGACAACGCTCCTTGACCTATGCCGGCTGTCAGGGCCTCACAACTCCCAAGGTTCAAATTGTACTGGACAACGCCACTCCACTCTGCTCTGAGCAGGTGATGTACACCGCTCTCTCTCGTGCCGTCGACCAGATACACTTCTTTAACACAGGCCCAAACCACTCAGACTATTGGGAAAAGATGAACGCCACCCCTTTCCTCAAGACCTTCATAGACCACACCCGCGAAGAGAACCTCAAAGAACACCAGCCCGCAGAGCCCACCGTCAGAGAACACACCCCCGCCACACACTTTCCACCAGCCAACGAAGCTCTAGCACTTGAACCCTGGGTTGAACCCCTCACAGACAAACACTCACGAGAATTGCACCACAAGGCGCTGGGTCACAGCAACTGCGTGCAAACCGATAACCCAGTGGTACAACTCTTCCCCCACCAACAAGCCAAGGACGAAACCCTCTTCTGGAAAACTATCGACGCTCGAATCAAAATCACGACACCGGAAGAGAACGTCCGTAACTTCAACATGGCCTCCGACATCGGAGACATTCTTTTCCTGAACTACAAGGAAGCCATGTGCTTACCTGCCGACCCCATCCCCTTCCAACAGTCTCTTTGGGACAGTTGCCAGGCTGAGGTGCAACAGACTTACCTCAGCAAACCTCTTGCAGCACTTGCCAACGCTGCCCAGCGGCAAGATCCAGACTTCGACTCCAACAAGATTCAATTATTCCTAAAGTCTCAATGGGTCAAGAAGGTGGAAAAACTTGGCTGCCTCAAGATTAAGCCAGGACAGACCATCGCCTCATTCATGCAACAAACGGTCATGCTCTATGGCACTATGGCGCGATACATGCGCAGGATCCGTATCTCTCTTTGTCCCTCACACATCATGATAAACTGCGAGACCAACCCTACCCAAATAAGCTCTTGGGTACGAGAGAATTGGGACTTTTCCGGACAAAGCCACGAGAACGACTTTGAGGCTTTTGACCAATCACAGGACGCGAACATGCTGCAATTCGAGCTGATCAAGGCAAAATTCCACTCCATTCCTGAGGAGATCATCGCTGGATACAAACACCTAAAATGCCATGCACACATCTTTCTAGGCACCATCGCTATCATGCGCCTGTCCGGAGAGGGCCCCACTTTCGACGCAAACACTGAGTGCTCCATCGCTTATAACCACACCAGGTACTTCGTCCCTAAGGGTTGTGCTCAACTTTACGCTGGCGACGACTCGGCCTGTGCTGCTCCACTCTCTGAAAAACCCAGCTTCCAACACATCTCACCTGAGCTGAGCTTGAAATCAAAAGCTAAAATCCGAAGCCAGACTAAAGGAGACTATGCCACTTTCTGTGGTTGGCTAATCACTCCCAAAGGTTTCATCAAGAACCCAACTCAGCTCTATGCCTCCTGGCTACTGGCCAAACACAACAAAGATCTACAGGACGTTGCGCGCAACTACGCCCTTGACCTCCGGATAGCATACCAACTCAAAGACGAACTTTACGAGCTGCTATCCCCCGAGGAGCTAGATCACCACCAACTCTTAGTCCGCGAGATGGTCAAACACAAAATGGGACACCTCTTAAACCTCCCTGAGGGGTTTAAACAAACCTAATCTCGACATGGACTTTGCCGAGCTCCTCGAATCCAAAGCTTTCACTCGCACCCGATTGCCCCTCTCCAAACCCATTGTCGTGCATGCTGTGGCCGGCGCCGGTAAGACCTCACTCTTAGAGAATTACGCCAGAATCAACCCTGCCGCCCGAATTTACACTCCAATTGCCCAACAATCGAATTCACTACTACTCTCTCCCTTCACACAGTCCCTTGAACAAGCAGACATTGTAGACGAGTACCCGCTCAGCACCCTTCATCCTGGAGTAGAGTACGTCCTCGCAGATCCTATCCAATACTTAGGTTCCAAAGACCTCCTGAAGCCGCATTACATCTGCCCCACCACACATCGCTTCGGTCATTCCACAGCAGAATTCCTAACCTCCTTGGGCATCGAAACATACGCGCACAAACCCGACCGTCTCACAATTGCCAACATCTTCAAGACGGAACCCCACGGCCAGGTCATTGCCTGCGATTTAGACACACAGCAACTTGCCGCGCGACACTCCCTTGACTATCTACGCCCTTGCCAGAGTATCGGCAAAACCTTCAAAGACACCACAATCCTGATCTCACACGAACTGAACAGAGATACTCTGACAAAAGAGATCTACATTGCCCTAACCAGACACACCAACAGCGTAACCATTCTTACGCCCGATGCCCCTTCAACCTCCTCCTGACCATACCTGGGCCGTTCGTATTATAGCATTGGGACTCGCTGTTACTGCCCTCATCTTCACATCCACAAGGGACACATCTAGACACGTAGGAGACCCATCACATTCTCTACCTTTCGGCGGCCATTATCGCGACGGGAGCAAAGTAATCCACTACAACTCACCCCGATCCAGCAAACCTTCAAATCACACTCCATACCTGTTGTTTGCTCCGATTGGCATCATATTACTAATTCATGCACTACATCGACTGGGTAATTCTGCTCACATTTGCCGCTGCACTCATTGTATGCCTCACTCCCAAACCTGAGCCGTGCATAATCACTGTGTCCGGAGCATCAGCGACCGTCTCCAACTGCCCAAATCCCGAGCTCTTAACAGACTTAGTCAAGGCACTCAAGCCCGCCAAACCGGTTTAATAAACTAAACCACACCGAACTCATGAGCTTTGACTACACAGACCCAACCTTCCGTAATTACCCCTTCCCGCACTACTGTGATTTCGACCGCCACCAACACTGCGATCACGACCTACGAACCAATCCACCTCCAACCGAGCCACCATCCCGAAAATCCAAACTCATGTCTACCAGTGAGAACAAAGGCAAACAGCCGCTTCACCCGCCTCCCACCGAAGGCTTTCCAAAACCTCCACCACCACCGTCGAGCACTCCGACTACTCCTACACCGCCCGACCAGACGAAGGCTCCTGAACCCATTGAGAAAAGAATCATCCACGCCTTCCACGCTGAACCTAAAACCCACACCAATGGAGAAGCCCCCCCGGCATTCAATCCCAATAACATGAACGCTGTGCCACTCAACCTACTCAACATCAACCTGAAGTATTCACCAGTCACCAACTCCATTGCGAACCCGAAACAGACAGAAGCTATTGGCAAAGCCTGGGTCCGTATCCTGCAAATTGACCCGGCGAACGTATTCCTCTACGCCATCGACCTCGCCCGAGCCTGCGCTGACGCTGGAAGCTCACCCGAAGCCGACATTATCGGCGCGAACGAAGACCTCAATCCAGTGGTCGAGCGAAACGCCCTAGCTGGTGTTGTCCGAGACTTCTGCCCACTGCGCGCCTTTTGCGCTTACTACTCCAGGGTGGTATGGAACCTCATGATCAAAGCGGATCAACCACCCGCCAACTGGATGAAATCAGGGATAGACGAGGGAGCCAAATTCGCAGCGTTCGACTTCTTCCATGGCGTCCTTTCACCCGCTTCCCTGTATGTCCCTCTGGAACGTCACCCTACAGCCGCGGAACGCATAGCCAACCAAGCTATGTTCGCTGTCAAAATTGCGAACGCGCCCGGCAATGGTTCAGAGCTCACGATGGACCACGTTGCCTTCACCAAAGGCCGGATTACAGCAGACTCCAAGCCCCGCCCGACCCCTTTCAACACTTAAACAGCTTCGAACCCATACTCCTGGCCGCCCTGAGTGTTCTACGGCCATTACCCCGAGATATCCAAATTACCATAATATCGTGTGCGTGTGACTATTTCCATTCTGTACGCTGTGCCAGTAGTCGGTACTTAGGCTCAAGCCGTTCCGCCGTCAAAAGGCGGGCTGCCAGGCTCAATTACTGCTACAAGTGTGGGCACCCTCTCTACTTAAATAAACCTCACACCTGCCGCCCAGGTCGTCTTTGCTCCGCGTCAATTTCTGAACGCTTGGCTCTACTCCGCGAGGGACCGATTAGGTCATTGACCGAAAATCCCATCAACGCTAGAGCTGCGCACTTCTTGGCGCACGAGCTCCTCGACCCTAGATGAAACTTAAATATTCAGGCTTTCAGTTTCCATTTTCTG